AATAGTGTTATTAAAATAAGAACAACCCAAATCACCTACAATAGATTCTATTGGATATTCTACTGCGGTAGGAACTCTATCATCTAATTCACAAGTATAGATAGGAAACTCGCACTGAGGTAAGTATTTACGCATCATTGGAGTCATAGTTCCAGCATCTTCGGTATCTAGAAATCTACTCATAGGGTCTAAAATAAAAGCTCTATCTATTCTAGGTAAAACACCTATCATTGCATTTATTGCCCACACTTCATCAAATTCTACGCTATGTGTTTGTGCAAGATGAAAGTCTATTTGACTTTGACCCATAGCAACTATTGCTACATTTGTACCTTCTAATTCTTTTATAGGCATTTGTTAAATATTATGACCTTTGTATTCTATGAACATCATCTCTATATTGATCAGTTGTATTTTCGCCTTCTCCAAGATTTTTTAATCTTGCAATAGCATCATTATATCTTTGATTATAAACAGTAAGCATATCTACTTCACCTTTCATATAGATGTATCCTTCAAGCAAACAACCATATAACAATGCATTTGTTGCATATGTAGATAACCATGTTGTTCCTGAATCTTCTCCTGCAGTAATTGAGGTGGGTTTATAAAAATAATGTAACTCTACAACATAAGATGAATCTGGCGTTGGTCCAACAATAAATGATGCATCATCAAATAAAGCATAATGTTTTGGTACGCTTGTTGTTGAAGCATTAGGATATGCCTCTCTTATAAAGTTAACATCTTTAAATAATAAAAATTCTTGACTATCTGAATTAGTTATAGATAGAGAAAAATTATCTAAAAAATCACTTGGAGTAGAAAGATATTGATTTCCTGAAGTTAATGTTCCTGTAACATTTTTTCTAAAATCAGGCAGTTTTACTGCTTGTAATATTCTATCTTCAGCTTGTTTAATAATATTTGATATATCAGAAACAAAAGTAGTTTCTGTATTTTGTAAATAATTTTGTATTAAAGATTTAAGTTCTGAATATGTCATTTATCCTGTAGAAACGGTTATTGTTCCTATTTCTCCTGTTATATCTAAACCAACTGTTTTTGATCCTAGTTCTGTAATTCCACCACCAATAGGATCAAATGCAAATAATCTTCTTGAATCTGCTTCTCCTGTATCTACTCTTGGATCATATAATGATTGTGGATCAATGGTTGATAAATCATTTACATCATATTGTGGTTGATCTGGATCAAAGCATTCGTTACATACTTTTAATCCATTCTTTTGTTTGTTTTGTACTTCGTATCGTAAATCTTTTAAAAGATATGTAAATCCACATCTATCACATATACCTAATGCTTTTTTACCTTGTGCGTACATTAGTATATTTTCCTAATAGTATAATTAAATGGATTAACAGAAGATTTAGTATAAGCATTCCCATCTGTGTCTATACCTTTTAAAAAAGTATTATTAATTTTAATAATTTTTTTTAATTGAATGGTAAAAGTATTAGACATATTTCCTTCCTTATCATATTCAACTACTATTATTTCATACTGTTCTTTAATAATTTTATAATAAAACTGTAATAATTTATCAAACATTTAATTATATGAATTAAAAGGAACAAATCTTACAGATGCTCTTTCTCTGTCTGCATCAGCAACTTCATTCCATAATTCATTATATCTTTGTTGAATCATTGGCACTTTAGCTAATGCTTCATTATTTTTACAAGCAATATTATAAGCAAGACCATATGTTAAACATGGTAAATATCTAGTAGGTATTGCTGCGGTATTACTTGCAAGTGTTCCTGTATCTTCTATTTTTTTAATATAGTAATAAACTAATGTATATGTAGCCTCACCATCAGGAGAAGACCATAATTTAATAGTTGAGTTTGCATGACCTTTATCTAAATAGAATAAACTAGGTTTGCTTTGTGAAAGCTTATTAGCAATATGTGAATACTCACTAACTGATATTCTTCGTAGCGTTTGATCTGATTGTTTTGTAGTATCTCCTGAATCTGTTCTAATAAAAGCTTCAATAACTTCTAATACATTACTAGATAAATCATAACTAGTAGTTCCTTGAGTTAAAGTTTGAGTTCCTGTTTCTACAGAAAAAAGATTAAGACCTTTATTTTGCCATTCAAGAAATAATAAATCTAAGCCTCGTCTAGCAGTTTTATAATCATAACCTGAGTTCATTTTTAAACCACATAGCTCGTATGCTTCTTCTAAAATATCAGATAAGTCTAGGTTAAATGCTGTTGTTCCGCTTGTTGCCATTACTTGAATTTCCTCTGTATATACTTAAATATTCCATATATTGTTAGTCCATAAAATGCTAATACACTCATTGGCAATGCTATATATGCTAACTCCCAAGGCGATAAGAATAAAAGTTCCCATGTAAAATTGATTGCTGCTTCAGCATCGCCTTGTGTGCTGATTGGTAATTTATCAATTTCATTAATAATTTCTAACTCATACTCAGTAACAAAGTTTATCCAATCATCTTGAGTAAAACAAATTTCAAATTGTTCAGGACATTCCTGTTCCATTATTTCTTTTTAATTCTTTTTGTTCCATGTGGAACTTTTTTTTCTTTACCAGAAGAAGAAATTTATTAAATATCGCCTCTGCCTGTTTTTTTCTTTGGTTTTTTTGGAGGAGCACTTGGGCTTGGGCTTTTTGTTGTTCCTCTTTTTCCACTTAAAACATTAGACAATTCTCGGCTAATAACTGGTTGCACCATAGTTGCCGTCTTTGATTTTGCTGGAGGGTCAATACGCTTTGGCTGTCCTACTGGTTTTTTTGAAGGTGTTAATCGTTTAACTGGTTGCATTCCTGTAGGTAATTTAATATTACTAGAACCTATAGATTTAAGTGTGCCACCACTAAACATTTTCTTAACTACTGTATCTTGAAAATTTGGTACTGTCATACCTTTACTCATCTTAACTTTTTTACCAGCTTTATAACCTGATCCTTTCATTCCAAGTTTTTTAGCTTGTTTCATTGTTTTTTTACCGGGCATTGTAATCTCCTATTTAGATTTTTTAGATTTTGTAGTTTTCTTAGCAGGTGCTTTCTTAGCAGGTGCTTTTTTAACTACATCTTTTTTTGTTTTAGTTTTTTTCTTAACAGACTTAAGTTCTGCAATCATCTTATCTGCTTCAGATTCTTTCATAGGTCCAGCTATTAACTCTCCACCTATTTCACCTTTCCAAATAAGAAATGCAGGGGTTTCATGCCCATCATTAAAATAACCATTTTCTTCTTTAAAATACATATAAATACCTTTAGTTTTAAATTAGCTAAATACCAGACTTTCGTCTGGTATAGCTAAATATGTCATTAATCAGAATATACTTTTACCATTTCTAAAACAATAGAATAAGTATCTCCTGAACTATGACCTTTAGTGGTAAATAGAACATCTCCATCCTTACCACTCCCTGCATTATTTGGTATACCACCAAAATCTGTAAAGTCCATATGTCCATTACTGCTTTCAGCTAATTCCATTAAAAGAACATTAGATGTAGCATTAAAAAACAACTGAACCGACATACCAACAATGGCGTGACTAACTCGCATGACCCTAACTTCAGAGCAAGAAACTCCTCTTGAGTTTGCAGATAAAGCAGATACATCTACTTTAGCTACTGCGGATTCGCCACTACCATCACTGACATTGGTAAACTTCATAATACAGCTTCTTTCTCCATCAATGATGGTTTGTGAAGTTACTGCATCTGCCATAATTTACTCCCTTACTCGAATGGAGTAGCTAGTGTACCATCACCATGAAGAAATGCTTCACAGTGCCATACTGCTGCTGTAGTTGCTTTTAAACGAATAATTCCGCCTACAAGCCAACCTTGTCCTGCACTTCCTAAATCAATAGTATCGTCATCACTAGCATCAGGTATAAAAGTATTCATATCTGTTGCAGTAGCTGGGTCAAATAAATGAGCAAAACCAGAGAATAAATCACTAGTATTGTCCGTATTAATTTGTCCTGCACCTGTAAAAGTTGTGCCAACTATAAAGGTATAGTTAAGACCTGCTGCTGCTGTAGGCAATGTTACTACAATACCTGCTGCTCTATTTAAAGTATAAACTTTACCTGAATCAGTTGATTCAACGCTGTGTGTAGCACTTGTAATGCTCTCTATATTAGAATATGAAGAAACATATCCTGTAGTAGTAATATTACCACTTGTATCTATATCAAGATTTGTAGTAATAGCACCTGTAGTTGAATTTTTGCTAATTTGCTCAAATCCACCTTCGGACCTAACTGGTCCATTAAATGTTGTGTTAGCCATTTTTTCTCCTAAAAGAAAGTATCTATCATCTTGGCAAGTCTGCTAGGGCAGTTGATAGATAAATTAAAAATCCCCTAGAGTAAAGAAAGGGCAGATAAACTGCCCTTTATAATTCTATTCTTAGCTTGAACCGGGTGATCCATAAATTCCAAGAGGATCAGAAACTCCAAAGGAATATCTTTCTCTTGATTTATATCGAACATTACCAGTATCAAAATCGCCATCCATAGAAGTTTCCAAAGCTGTTCTTTGGAAATGCTTCATACCATTAGGTACATCAGTAACGATAAAGAATGCATTTGTATCTGTAAGATAATGGTTAACCATATATCCTTCAGGTATCGCACCATTGGTACGAATAGCATTAATATCATTATCTGCTGTGCTAACTCTGTCTTGCGATTCTAAAAGACGAGTAGCCACGAACTGTAAAGCAGGTGGAACAATTAGTCTTTTAGGTTTAGCTGCGACAAGCAGACCTCTTTGGTCTTTAAAAGCTGCGATATTAATGATTGCATCTTCTAAAGATGTTTCATTAAGATCGGCACCAGTTGATGGTCTATTGTCGTTCTTTCCACCATCTACAAGAGGGTGTCCATCTCCGCCAGTTACTCCATCACCACTTGCAGTAAACAAGTTAACGCCATCACCACTTTGGAATGTATTAGTAAATCCATTATTTAGTGGGTATGCTGCTTTTACTTGCTTAGTATAAGCCATTGCTCTTGCTAAAGCTTTTGTATATCTAGCAGATAAAGAATCGTAGAGATTATCTTCGATTGCTTCTTCTGTGATTGCAAAACCAAGTGCAATAGTTTCGTGGTTATATCTAGCTGTAAAGCTCTCTTGAGCACTATCATAATTAATAGCGGAGCCTTCTCCTTTTACAGTAGCTTGACCAAATCCACTTAACTGTACTTCTTCTTCGAATGAACGATCAGAAGATTCAGTTTCGTAGATCATAGTATGCTCATCGTCATACTTGTTGTACTCCAAACCGAATAAAGCATTCA